GCTATTTCAACATCTTAATAATTTAGATGTTGAAATAGCAAAGTTAGTTATGTATATACATTGTATATACCCCCATTAATGCCAATACACTGACAATATAGGCAACTGAGAGGCAAGGGGCTAGGGGTAAGTTGGCAATATGGTGGAGGAAATAGTCAAATTGCGTTAAAAAGTGGCTGTTATTCATTGGCAATGGTGTTATAATATTTATATCAATTGAGAGGAGGAAAAGCATATGGCAAATACAATTGATAAATATCTTAATAATTTAGATGTTGAAATAGCATACCTAAAATATGTTGCTGAACAACTAAAATTGTTAAATGAAGAACTAGAAGAAAGCGAGGTAAAATAAAATGTTGACAATGAAAATTAAAGTGTTATAATTAATATAAGAAAGGAGAAAAGCATATATGAAAGAATTTAAAAATGTAAAAATTGCAAATGAAGGTATTTTAAAAATGATGAGCGATTTTAAAATAATTATTGATAAAGAAGATGGAAAAATATCTGGTGTTATGATAAAAGATAATGAAATTAGAATATACGAAATTTTAATGTCTTTAATGATTTATATTGAAAATATGATTATAAATAAAGATAATGAATTTAAGTTTACTGATTTAATACAAATATCTGCACAATGTTTATCAATAGTAAAAGCATGTGAAAAGAAAGGAGATAACTAATATGATAAGATATAAAACTATTTATGATTTATATTCTGAGTGGAGCAACAATGAAGAATTACCTGTTAAGATAATTATGTATGATAATGGAGAAGTTTATTATAGAGTTAAAAATGGTGATTTAAATTGTATGTATCAAAATAAATGTGGACATTTATTGTCTTTTACTAATGAAGTTGATAAATGGAAAACAATAATATGTTATTATTCAATAAATATTCTAGATGAAACAGAAAAGAAATATTTAGAGAGTGTAATAAAACCTTTTAGAAATAAAATTATACATATTGCAAAATACTCATATAGTGTTGGTGAATACATATCAATATGTTATAAAGATACGAATAAAATTCATGGTTTTATAAATTTACCTAGTTTTAAATCTAACACCATGTATAAAGGTATGGAAATTGGTAGAGAGTATAGTTTAAAGGAGTTAGGAATATGATAACAAATATAAAATTAACTAAAGATGATAAAAAGTTGTTAAAATCAATGAAAGAAAAATACAATTGTGAAATTAATATTAAACCTAGGTTAGGAGTATATTTTATAGAAGGTGATAATTTTGAGATATTAAGTAGTATATTATTTATTCTACTTAAAATGTTAGAAAGGGAAATAACACTAACTGAAACTCAACGTAACATACTGGTAACAGGGTTTGGTGTTTTAAAAGAACGATTAAATGATAGAGGATAAAAATGAGAGATGTAATGATGATTAGTATCCCAACAAAAACAAGTTTTAAAGATTTGGAAGAATATATTAAAGATTTTAATAATAAATGTGAGGTACAAGCAACATATAATTTTAAAGATAGAATCCTTGAACTTGAACATAAAAAAGATAGATGTATTATAGCATGTAATACTATATTAGACGCAATGATTATTCTTCAAGGTGTGTTTGTTGGAATATTTAAGTATAATGATACTCAAATAGATTTGAGGGGGTTAAAACATGAGAGTAAAAGTTGATAATTATTACCGAATTGCTTTACCTAAAAGTGTTTTAGATATGTTAGAAATCAATAAAGGTGATGAATTAAAACTTGAATATGATAGTATTAATAAAGTTATAACTTTAAATAAAGGTGTAATGAAAGATATAAAACATTTAATTAAAATGAGACTTAAAAAAGACATAAGTAAAAGTGAAGAAAATTTTTTAATTAATTTACTTAGTGTAAGTGAGGTTAATAATGATAAAGATAAAAAGTGATTTTAACGAAGATACAGAACTTGTAGATGTTAATTTTGAAATGAGTAATAGTTCTAATGGTGAGGTTATTAGTGTGGTATGTGTATTATATGAATTTTTACTAGAACATGGTAAAACTACAAAAGATATTGAAAGAGAAGTTATAGAAATGTTAAAAACTAGTAAAGATAGAAAGCGAGATAATAAATAATGAATATAGCAATTATATTATTAGCGTTTACTACAATAATTAATGCACTTCATATAAGTTATATTTATAAAGAATTATCAAAAAGAATTGATAAAGAACGTATGTATTTAATTGATTTAATACATAATAGATGTAATCAAACTGAATATGAAATTGGTGTGAATATACAAAAAATAATAAATGATATTAAAAGTGGTAAATTAAAGAAAGACCCTAATAAAAAGAAACAAGATTAATTGTTTCTTTTATTTTTTGTATTTTAGTTAACATAATAAATATTATTTAGTTAACATAATAAATATTATTTACATAAACACGAACGTATGTTATAATTATATTAGAGGTGGATAATATGAAAGATGAAGAATACAACAATTTATTAGAAGAAGTTGTAAAAGATGATACTAGTATTGAACGAAAACTAGAAATATGTAAAACATTGCAAGATGATAGAAAAGCAAGTTTAGACGCATATCAAGAGTTAAGTGATAATACTGGTAAGTTACAGGCAGATTATAAAGCCTTGAAAAATCAAAAGGTTACAGAGTTTTTTAATTCTGGTGTTAAAGTTGAGGAAAATACTCAAATTTTAGGAGATGAAGAAGATGATGAACCTAAAGAAAAAACTTATGATGAAATTGTTGATGACATGTTAGGAGTGAGTGAAAATGCCAACTAAGGCAGAAACAAATGGTGTTGCAATGCTTAATAGCATAAGACAGGCTATTATTGGACAATCTAACGAACTTAATTTTGCTGACAGAATACCTTTAGCAACTCAAGCAAATATTAAAGAGTTTGGGGCTAGTCTTATGGAATATGAACCCGCTATTAATGCGTTTGTAAACGAACTTGTTAATCGTATAGGATATACGTATATAACAAGAAAAAATATGACTAACACCTTAAAATTTTTGAAAAAAGGTAAGTTAGATTTTGGAGATACTATCCAAGATATTATGGTTGATATTGCTAAAGCACATACATTCGCAAGTGCACCAAAAACTGGTGAAGAATGTGATGTATTCGCAGTAAATAAACCTGATGTAAAAGTAGCATATTATAGTGTTAATAGAGAGGACCAATACCCTATTACAATTAATGAAGATATGTTAAAAATGGCTTTCATGAGTTATGATAAATTATCAAGATTTGTTTCTAGTATTCTTGATAGTGTATATAATGCTGATGAAGTTGATGAATTTATTCTATTTAAAAATTTAATTGGTAAGACATTATCTAATTCTTATTTAGTTAAAGTTGATAAACCTATTGATAGAAACACCGCTGAGGCTTTTAGTGAAAAAATGAGAACATACTCATATGCTATGAGTTTTCCAAGTAGAAAATATAACAGAGCGGGTGTAGCAACTAGAACTAATTTAGAAGAACAATTACTAATTATGCGTTCTGATATCGCACCTGTAATTGATGTTAGACAACTTGCTAATAATTTCCAATTAAATTATGGTAAACCTTTAGCGGGAAGAATTGTTCTTGTTGATGATTTTGGAGATTTTAGTAATATTCTAGGTGGTTTAATTGATAAAGATTTTGCGATGATATATGATGTAACATATAAAATGACTAGTCAATACAATGCTAGACACCTATATTGGAATTATTTCTTAACTCATAGACAAGTAATTGCTTCAAGTTTTTATGCTAATGCAGTTGGGTTTACAACAGAAGATGTTGTATTTGCAATTAATAGCATAAATATAGAACCTAAAGAACAATCTATAAGAAAAGGATATAATGGAAGTGTTGATGTTGTTGTTGACTTTACTGGACAAGGGGATACATCTTATACATTAACTATAAGTGGTAATGTTTCAAATGCCACTAAGATTGAACAAGACGGAAAAATCTATATTGGTGCTGATGAAACCGCTAGTGCTATCACTATCACAGCCACAAGCACAGCAAAATTTGGAACTAGTGAACCGAAACCTGTTACTGGTACGGCTAGTGTAAAGGTTAAAAATTAATGGTAATTAGACCAACGAACGAGGTGCGTATCTATAAGAACGTACCTTTTTCAATAGATTATAAAAATATTATGGACTTTAGTTCGGTGGCGGAACAGAGTGCATATTTTAATTCTTTACCTCAAAAGACATTTAGTAATTTAACATATACTAGAAATAATGGTACAATTATAGTTAATGGAAATCGTGATACATTACTTGATTATAATTATATGTCTTTTGTTAATAAAGATTATGGAAATAAAACATTTTATGCTTTTATTACCAATGTTAGATATTCAAGTGCTAATGCTTCATATATAGATTTTGTAATTGATGAGTGGCAAACATGGTGTTTTGATGTTAATTTTAAAGAAAGTTTTATTGAAAGAAAACATTGTAAAAGGTGGAATAGCGACGGAACACCCGTAATAAATACGCAAGATGAGGGACTAGATTTTGGTAGTGAATATATTGTAAAAGACCATAGAGAATATAATAACAATCTTTATTGGGTGTGTTATGTTACTAGTGTTGAAAATTATGACGCCATTTATTCAAGACCAAAAGATATACCCAACCAATTAGCGGTATTTTATGCCCCAATATATAAAACAACTAATAACACGATTGCACAATGGAAATTAGGTGATGTCTATATGGCTTCACATGACACTATTACCAATAGATTTAGGAATAGTGATAAGTTAGTTAATAGGTTAAAAAGTGTTTTCATAGTAAGTGAACCCCCGTTTAGTTATACTTATACAATAAGTGGTGGCTATATTAATGTTACATCTAATGATTTAAAAGTTACTAAAATTCAATGGGGGAGCGAAGAAACCTATTCAATAAATATGGGATATTGGGTAAGTAATAAAAACCCCGCTAACACTTTAAGAACTTTTCCAAAATATGGTAATTTAAAAAATAATATTACTGAAAGTAAATTATTAATGTTTCCGTATTCATATGTTCAAATTGTAGACGGACAAGGAAATAGTTTTGATATTAAAAATGAATATCTAGACGATACACAAATAAATGTTCGTACATTTACAAGTGGTGGGTTAAATAGTAAACAAGCCCATATAGTTGAACATTATAGATATAAAGGTGTCAACTTGAATTATTGTAGGTGGGAACTAGGTAATGGTGTTATTAATAATTTTCCTAATAATTTAACAATTATTGATGACTATTCGGCAGCATACTTGCAAGGAAATGCTAATCAAATTAATCAATCTGTTAATGCAACACTTAATCAATCTCAACTTAATAATGTTTTAGCACAAAATACAGCAAGGGCTAGTCAATCGGCTTCACTTGTTAGAGGTGTTGGTGATACTATTGGTGGTGGAATAGTTCAACCTTTAGTGGGTGCTGGTGGTGGAATTAAAGCCTTAGGAGATTATACAGCAACTGTTATTACTAGTGAACAACAAGTTGAAAATACTGAATTACAAGGTAATTTAACAAGTGAAAATGCTGTTAAAAGTGCTTTAGCAAAAAAACAAGACGCCCAAAATGTGGCGGATAATGTTTCTCTACAAGGTGGAGATGTATATTTTACATTTCAAAATCAATATAATGGTTATTGTCTTGTTTATAAACAAATATCTGATGAATACATAAGAGTGTTAGAAGATTATTTTAAAAAATATGGCTATGCATATAATAGAATAGAAACACCACTTTTACGTACTAGAAAATCGTGGGATTATATAAGATGTATAGACGCAAATATAACGGGGAATATTAATGAAAATTCCTTAGAAAAAATAAAAACTATATTTAATCAAGGTGTAACAATATGGCACACTACTGATGTTGGTAATTATAGTTTAAATAATGATGAAAGGACATAATTTTATGATAGCAAAAAAGTTAAAAACAAATGCCCAAGCAAGAAATAATCGTGTTTATATTCATAATGTAAAACGATTATATAAAAAGGCTATATCTATGTTTGAGTGGGTAAATATGCCTAAGGAAATAGATACTAGATACTTAGAAAAAACTCTTGTTGAACAAGGACATATATGTTTCTTTAAAGATGAAAAATTAGATAAATTTATGTGTTTACAATGTACAATCGGTGGTAGGTTTAATGTTTATGACCTACCTACTGATTATCATGTGTATACACCTAGTGGATATAATAGAGACCTTGATATGTCTAATAGTGTAGTAATTTATTCTGATTTAGCACATGATAATTTAATGCCTGTGATATATTATCACGCAGAAAATATATCTAATGTAGAAAGAACTATTGATATAAATCTTAATCAATTAAAAAGACCTTACGTATTCTTAGTACCTGAAAATAAAATATCAAGTGTTAAGGCACTTTTCAAACAAATTAAAGATAATGAAGAATTAATTATTGGTAGTAATGATTTAAGTGTAGAGGGTTTATCAATAGAAAATACGATAACACCTAATAACACAATTGATTTATACACATTAAAGAAAAAATATTATAATGAAGCACTAACTGATTTAGGTATATCAAATTTTTCTGACGATAAAAAAGAACGTCTTTTAGCGGGTGAAATAACTAGTAATGAAGAAGATGTTTATCTAAACAGAGCCAATATGTTGGAAGCAAGAAAACAAGCATGTAAATTAATTAATGAAATGTTTGGACTTAATATTGATGTTAAATTTAGATATGAAGAAAATGTAACAATGGACGAAATAGATGAAACTGAAGATTTAGACGAGGTGAAAAATAATGAGTAGATACACATTAAGATTATCTGATGTATGCGAGATGTATTATGCTGGACGTGAAAAAGAACTTAATAATAGTAGTTTAACTGAACTTTTAGATAATGGACTTACACCCTTAGAAAATATATTTGAAGTACCTACACCTGATGAGATAATTGAATATGCAAGACCTAAAATTTTTGATTTTGACTACCCACTTCCAAATAATAGTGTGGACAAAAAGAAAGAACTTGAAACAAAAATTTTAAAACATTATTATACAAGGGAACTAGGTGCTGACTCATGGGGTGTATTTAAATTAAGATTAAATGAAAGATTAAATTTAATAATGCCTTACTTTAATGATTTATATAAGACAATTGATTTAATGAACGATAACCCATTAATTAATAATGAAATAACAGAAACTAAAAATACTAAAAATAGTAATACCAATAGTGGGCAAGCAAGTGCTAACTCTACATCAAACGCTAAAGAAGTATTTCAAAATACTCCGTCAAGTCAAATTGGTGATGTTGACTATGCCACCACTATAACAACAAATGAAAATTCTACCACTGATACAAGCGAAAACTCAGGCACTAGTAGTGGTAATGAAGATATGATAAGAACAATTAGAGGTTTATCAAATTACTCTAAACAAGACATGATATCAAGATATCGTGAAAATATTATAAATGTGGAAGAAGCAATAATAAATGAACTTTATGATTTATTTCTTCTAATTTATAGTTAGTTATGATATAATAAAATTGAGGTGATAATATGAATAATCTTAATATATTTTTTAATAAAAATCATGAAATGGTATTAAATAATGACGTATCACTAGAAGCAATTACTAGTAAAGTAGTTGATTATCTAAATTGTTTAATAGACCGAGAAAATGAATTATTAAAAATGTTTGAAAACTTAAAAACAGAAACAAATACATCTATTACAGATTTAAGTAATGCTTTATCTGAATTTGTAAGAGAGCAAAAATCTAATTATTTAATTTTTGAAACTGAATTAATAAATAGTCTAGTGGAATATAAAAACGATACAGATAAAGAAATAACTGATAAATCTAATGAAGTAGATAATGCTTTAAATAATATAGATTTAACTGAGGCTGTAAGTAGTTATTTTACATCACAACTTAATACTGATTATTTTAAAAATTTATATCAAACAATCGTAAAAAGTGTATATGTTTTAGCAGATTATAGTAGCAACCCTAATATTACATACAATAGTGCTTACTATTATAATACAACTGAAGATGTATTATATTACAAGCAAGGAAGTGTAGTAAAAGCACTAGATTTACTTGAGAGTTGTTTTTATTATTTTAATGGACATTTATATGTAGTAATAGAAGAAAATGGTAAAAAAGTTTTAAGAGAGGGTGTTATAACTAATGGATAAATACAAGGCGTGGATATCTTCTTTAACACCCTTAGATTTTGCAAATGAAAAATCTTTGGAACAAATTATTTATGAACTTATTCCTATATTAATGGAAATTAAAAATAATCAAGATAGTAAAACAACAAGTTATGATATATTTTTAACTGATTTAAAGAAAAAAATTAATGATATTAAAACAACTATAACTATAAGTAAAACAGAATTTATAAATAGAGAAGATGAAATAAAAACGAATATTTCAAGTAAAGAGCATGAAATAAGTTTAAATATTTTAAATAGATTTACGGAAATATTAGATAAAATTAATAATTTTGGAGATAGTTATTTTACTAATAACCCTGATGTATTTACTAAGGGTATATTAGATGTTGCGTTCTTACTTAGTAATAATACTACACCTTATTCTAAGTGGAATAAAGAAGATAAAGGAATTTATGATACTAATGTTAATTTAGTGGATATTGTGTCTACTCCACCCCTTGAAGCAAGTGGATATAGATATTGTACAAGTGATAAACAAGTTTATTATGGAGACCATATCACTACGGACGGACAAATCAATAAGTTAGTAAAATATAAAAATAATGTTCTTTATAAAAAAGCATATGGTGTTTTACAAGAAAAATTATTTCCAACAGGCGAAAATGGATATTTTATAGGTTTTTGTGATATTAATAATGCGTGCTTTTTTGCTTCTTCTGTAAGTGGAAGTGAAACAACATACTCAATTAAAATGATTAATTTAACTACTAAAGAATTAACACGATATGAAAATTTAGTAATGCCAACTGGTTTTTCAAATGTTTATTTAAGTAACAATAATCATTATATTATTAAAAAATTTAATGAGTATTATTTTATGTTTTATTTAAAAACTGGCGAAACTATTCCATACATTGCTAAGTCAACTGATTTAATTCACTGGGCAAATGTAGGTAGTATTGGTGCAACTGGTTTAATAACTCTCAGAGTATGTAATAATAACTTATATATAACTACTTCATCTTTCGGGTCATACTTATATGATGAAGTAAATAACAAATTTGATAAAGTAACCTATGATAATAACGAAGTAATAATTATTGGTGAAATTGAAGAAAATATAGTGTTTGTACCTACCACGGGTGGAAGTATTTATTCAACATCAGACAAAAACTTAGCAAACGCAACTATTTTTAAAGGTGGTACATATTATGCAACTGGTAATGTTAATAGACTAGAATTTAGTAAAAATGAAAACCTTTTTACAATTTTAGGAGAGCCATACCAATTACAATATGATATCTTAAGTGTAATGTATATAACTAATCACGGATATCCTATACATAATATCGAGTTTAGTAACCTTAATGCATTTTTTAACATAGATGATAAAACTCTATATTCTATTTATAGTATAAGAGGCTCTGTTAAATATTATCCTACCAAATTTGATACACCTTTTATAGGAGATATTGTTATCAATGAAAATGGAGATATTTACGATGATAAATATTTACAAAAACTAGAAATAAAAACTGAGTGGGAGTATTTAGGCAGATGAAAATAGAAAAAATGAAAAATCTATATTGGTTAATTGGGGTAGTAGCAAGTATTTTAATAATTATTATAACTAATACGTGGAAGTTATCAAAATATCATGAAAAAATAGATAATGCATATAATGAAATATTAGTAACTATTAAGACTAATGAACAAATGAGTTTAAAATCTATTATATGGAACGATAGTATTCCTATTAGTGATAGATTATCAGCATGTGATATCTATATTCAAAAAGGTTATAATAGTGTTACGAAAAAACATTGTGAAATTGCTCTATCGAATTACTCAGATAAAAATGTTTAATACGGAGGTTTTTATGAAAATATTAGAAAATTTAATTAAAGTAAAAACAATTATAACTCTAGCAACTACTGGTTTATTTATCTATTTAGCAATAAAAGAGATATTACCCGTAGAAACTTCTAGTATGGTTATCGGCATGGTTTTTACATATTATTTTAATAAAGATAAAAATAAAAATGAAAGTGAGTGAAGCGTAATGAAAGCAATATATTTTGCTAAAGAAATGAGATTAAGTCAAGGGTACAATAATGGAAATCATAAGCGTCATGTACCTTTTGACTATCCAATTGATGAAACTTATAATAAACCTAATGGTGTTTTTTATGCACCTTTTGATTGTGTGGTAGTAAAAAAGTATAAATCACGTTCTAATCAAATATGGATAACAAGTGTAGAACCTGTTTATACACCAACATTTACTGATTATGTTACTATACTTATTGGGCATATTTCACCAAAAGAATTTGATAAAATTAAAGTTGGTGATTTATATAAACAAAAATCACCAATAGTACATGAATATAAAGACGGACTATCCACTGGACCTCATAATCATGTAACAATGGGGCGTGGTAAACTAGGTAAAGCATGGAGTGAACACAATGGTGTATGGTGTATTAATACCACGGGTGGTGCTAAAAAGCCCGAAGATTGTCTTTATATTGACCCTGATTTTACTAAAATAATTGATAATAAAGGAATAATGTTTGAATTTTTAGATAGTCCACACGAACATAGTAGATATTATACATGTATATATGATATGTATATTAATAAAGATATGAGTTTTAATAATCATCAAAAGGTTAAAAATTGCACCCCTCAAATGAAACGTGCCTTAAAATATAAAGAACCTAACGCTGATGCAGTAATTAGAAAAGGAACTACCATAACCGCTTTAGATATTATTGATAAAGGAGATATCATGTGGATAAAAAATTATAATGGATATGTTTGTTTAAAAGGTAAAAAAGGATATTACCTAACGGAGTATAAATGAAGCAAAATCAAAAAATGAGGGGAAAAAATGGTTTACAAAATGCCTTATTTCCTTTACAAACACTTAGTTGTTCGAGAGGTAGCCATAAAGGTGATGACTACGCATACGATTTTGTAGGATATAAGGGCGGAGTTAAAACCCCCGATTGTCCTATGTATGCTCCTTTTGATTGTAAAGTAGTCTATAAAGGAAGTAGTGATGAAAAAGAACCCACGATTGTATGGCAGAGTATAGAAAAAGTAAATTTTGTAAATGGTGAAGTTGATTATATGTGTATAAGTGTTTCTCATGATGATAATTGGAAAAGTTATAATATAGGTGATACACGTAAACAAGGAGAACACTTCGCCAATACTGGGGAGACGGGATATGCTTTTGGAGACCATACACATATGATATGTGGTAAAGGTGTTTTTGATAATTTTTACATAACACCAATGGGTGCTTATACACTTAAAAATCAATATGATATGCCTCTATGTTTAGGTGTTAATGATACTATTATTAGAGATACTGGTGGGTTTACGTGGAGTGAATTTAAAGTAGATAAAAAAGATATAATGCCACTATCATTATGTGGTGCTTTAAAATGGAGTGTGTAATTTATGCCTGAAAGTTTTTATTATAGTCCTCAAAAATTACTTACATATAACTATCTATGGAATATGGTTATCGGAGAACGTGGTAATGGTAAAACATATGCTATGAAAAAATATTTTATTAAAGATTTTATAAAAAATGGACATCAATTCGTTTGGATAAGAAGATACGAAACTGAATTTGATGATTTTAAAGAATTTTTCTCTGATATTATAGCCAATAATGAATTTCCAAAATATGAATTAAGTGTTAATGGAAAAAAGTTATATTGTAATGGTAAAGTTATGGGTTTTGGTATACCTTTATCAAAAGGTATTACTAAAAAGAGTGTTAATTATTCTGGTGTAACACATATATGTTTTGATGAATTTTTAATACCTAGAGGTTCAAGTTATCATTATTTAAAAAATGAGGTGTTTCGTCTTTTTGATTTATACGAAACAATCGCACGTACAAGACGGGTTAAAATGTTTATGGTTGCTAACTCAATAAGTCAAAATAACCCTTATTTTAGAGAATTTAATATTCGATTAACGGGAGAATTTACTAAAGTAAATGAACAAGTTATTGTTGAAACTACCAATAGTGTTAATTATAGACAATATAAAAAGCAAACAGATTTTGGACGTCTTGCTTCACTTACTGGTTATTCAAAATACGCTATTGATAATGATTTTGTGGAGGATAATTATAATTTTATTGAAAAAAGAACTCCTGAGGCAATAAACAGATTTAATATTCAATTTGATAAAATAATGTTAGGTATATGGATAGACACTAAAAATGGTAAATTATTTGTATCAAATAAATATAATCCTGAACTTCCTGTTTATTGTATAACCGTGGACCATTTAAAACCTAATTATCTAATTTTAAAATCTAATTCACACTTTATGAATATGTTAAAAAATGCTTATGAATATGGATATATTTATTATGAAAATCTAAAAATAAAGGGTTATATGGAAAATGTCCAAAAGTATTTGAATATAAAATAATAATGTGTTATAATATATAAAGGGAGAAGTTACGCTATATGCTTTTATCCGTTTAACTTTTTTAATCTCCCTAAGATATAACTATATGTTATATCCTTTTTTCTTGACTTAAAAACTTTTATATGTTATATTATAGATATGAAACGGGTAAATAAGCACGCATAACACAAGTTCTTATTTCTCTATAAAACCTAACCTGAAAAAAGTTGAATTTCTCTATACCCGTTTCATCTATTAATCTATATGAAAAAGCAACTGATAAGTTGTTTTTTCATTTGTAATATTTACATTAATACAAACATTTGTTATAATATAAATGGTAACATCTTACCTCGAGTAACTTTCATGTGTTACCTAAACCTTAAGAAATCTTAAGAACATTTAAGAAATCTTAAGGTAATTTTAGTTAAAGTGTGGCTTTTATTTTATCAATAAAGTGGTATATTTAATTTACAAGCAGAAAAAATATAAGTATTTAAGAGTATAACTCTTTTGTACTTAACAAAATCTTTAAGGGAGTTTTGGCAAAAATTTCTGCTTGTAATATTAATTAATATTTATCCCTTAGAAAAATTTTTAAATGAAAGCGAGGTGAGAACAAATGAATAACATGTTGACAGTTATGGACGAAATGCAAGAAGCCTCTAAACAAACTTATTGTTCTATGTTAATAAATAATGAAGAAGATAAGAAAAAATTGTTTAATCTTTTAGGTAATAGTGATACAAGAGTTAGTGATAACTTAGATAAAACTATTTCATTAAAAGATGTAGTGCTTCAAAAATTCCCAAAAGTTGATGAAGAAACAGGGGAACTAACATATAGTGTTCGTGTAATCTTAGTTGATAAAGACGGAAAAACTTACGCTAGTGGGTCAAGAGGACTTTATAGAAGTGTTTTACAACTTATTCAATTAGTTGGTGAACCTAACACATGGACTAACCCTATCGACATTAAAGTTGTTGAAACTAACATTAAAAATGGTGGTAAAACTTTTGTAATCAAGACAATATAGTATTTGTTCTTACCAAGGGGTATAGTAATATATACCCCTTTTATTTTTAGGAGTTTTAGAGCATGGCTTTAAGAATAAGTAAAAAAGAGAAAAAGTGGTTATATCAAAAAAATGCTAGTGCAAACAGAAAAGTAAAAAGACTAGCAACTGAGTTTAATATTCAAAATACATTTAAAACAATACGCCCCTCATCATTTAGAACAAGAAAAGAATTAAATGATTATAAGAAAAGTTTATCTACCTTTTTAAAAAGAAGCACTCATAAATATGTTAGTGGAACGGGTACATATGTTAAATATGTTGGTAATAAAGAAATAATCGCAAGAACCGCTATCCCTCAAAAAGAATTTACCGAAATAAGAAAAATTGTTAATCGACGTAATGAACGAGTACGTAGACAAGTTGCTTTATTTAAATATAAATCTTATGAGGTAAAGGGTGTTACAATTAAAGGTTCATCAACCTATGGACAAATATTTTCTCTAAGACCACCTAAACACGAACTTCAATTTAAGTATTCTCAATATCATAAAATTGATATTGATAAGTCTTATTTTACCTCCGAGCGAGCGTGGAAAAAATTTGCTTATGGTGTTAAGAAATATCAAACCCCACTATCAATTTTAGAAAGGCAATTAATAATGAAAAAGAATTATATAGAAGCCCTACATAATACTTTTGGAAAAAATGCTGACCTTTTAACTGAACTTGTTGATAAACTATCAATTGATGATTTTATGACATTTTATGAAAGTGAGAGATTTAGTGATTTTGATTATATTTATGATGAGGTTTTACGTGATGAGGTTTTAAAATACATGACGGAACATATGGTTAATTATGTAAAAGAATTAAAACCTAGAGGTATTACTGATAGAGACGTATACGAGGCTTTAGAATATGTTAATAGTTTAACCGAAGAAGCAATAACCGAAGAATACAACAAAGGTAAACTAGGTGGTAAACGTATTAAGTTTAAAGTTAAAGGTGAAAATGGACAAACTTATTGGAATTATATCGACTTATCACCCACAGAGGTTATTGAGGTTGAAAAAGGTAAAGCCCTTGTTGAATTAAATGATTTTGAAAATAGAACCCATTATATAAAAATAGGAAAATAATATGAATAAACGAAAAAGTTATGTTGCTGATTTTGAAACAACAACAAATTTGGAAGATTGTCGGGTATGGTGTTATTCTATTAGTGAAATTGGAAACGAAGATAATACGATAGTAGGAAAAACAATTGAAGATTTTTTCAAACACCTAGAAACTCTAGGTAGTGCTATCGTATTTTTTCATAATTTACGTTTCGACGCTCAATTCATACTTTATTATATTTTAACATTGGGTTACACTCATGTAAAAGATAAAAAATATATGCGACGTAAAACTTTTACATCTCTTATTAGTGGACTAGGTGTATTTTATAGTATTGAAGTAAAACTTGAAAATGGTAATTTAATAACATTTTACGATAGTCTAAAAAAGATACCTAAACCTGTAAAACAAATACCAAAAGATTTTGGACTTGAAGAAGAAAAGGGAGAAATTGATTATAATAAAGAAAGACCTGTTGGTTATGAACTTGATGAAAACGAAAAATCTTATGTTATGCATGATACTATAATTGTATCAAAAGCCTTAGATATCCAATTTAGTCAAGGACTAGATAAAATGACAATAGCGGGAGACGCTATCGCTTCGGTAAAATCTATGACCGATTTTAGAGGACTTTTTCCCGTTTTATCAAAAGAAGAAGATGAATTTATTCGTAAAAGTTATCGTGGTGGTTGGACTTATTGTAACCCAAAATTTCAAAATGTTGACTTGAAAGAATTGGAAGTATATGATGTAAACTCATTATACCCCTCACGTATGCGATATTGTATGCTTCCAAAAGGACCCGCCATATACTATAAAGGTAAATATGTAGAAAATGATAAATACCCTTTATATGTTGCTCATATCTATGCAACTTTTAAATTAAAGAAAGGTTGTTTACCATGTATTCAAGATAAACACAATCGAATGTTTGCCTCAACTGAATATATATGCGAATATGATAATATACTTGAACCTTTAGAAATATATCTTACTAGTGTTGATTTAAAACTATTTTTAGATATGTACGATATTTATTATATAGAATATGTTGACGGATATATGTTTGAGGGTGCTTATGGTATGTTTGATAATTATATTGATTATTGGAACAATCAAAAAATAGAAGCGGGTAAGGAAAAAAACGCAAGCAAAAGAACAATTGCTAAACTTATGCTTAATTCTTGCTATGGTAAATTTGCAAGTGCTGTAAAATCTACATCTAAAGTGCCTTATCTAAAAGATGACGGAGTTGTTGGATATGAGACAATAGAAGATGAAGATAGAGAACCTGTATACACACCTGTTGCCGCTTTTATAACCGCCGAAGCAAGAGATTTAACTATTCGGTCGGCTGCCCAATGTATTGATAGGTTTTGTTATGCTGATACAGATTCCTTACATGTCTTAAAGGATAAAACACCACCAAATATTCCCATTGACGATTTTAAATTAGGATACTTTAAATTAGAAAGTAGTCCAAGACGTGCAAGATTTTTACGTGCTAAAACATATATTGAGGAGATTTATGATGAAAAATCAAACACATGGAAATTTGATGTTAAATGTGCGGGTATGAACGATGATGTTAAAAAATTAGTTACATGGGATAATTTCCATTATGGCTTTACAAGTGATTTAAAAAAGAAGCCTAAAAATGTTAAAGGTGGAGTTGTTATAGTTAATACACCCTTTACAATTAGTGAACCTAAATGATATAATAGATTTGTTAGAGAACCCATATTATATATAAATATGATAATAGGGATATTCCAAGGGAGACCTTGCCTATTTATCTATATGTGGGAAAACACGTTGTTTATATATTTTTGGATATTTTCTAACAACATTTTTCCTTAAGACACAGATTAAAAATAATTTGTGTCTTTTTAGTTTTCAAAAATATCGAACCCCCCTTTATAGAAAAAATTTTTTAGTAACACTTGTTACCAAAAGTAGTAACACTTGTTACCAAAAGTAGTAACACTTGTTACTGTGTGAAAATGTGGCTAAACAAATGTTCGTATAGTAACACTTGTTACCACGCGTTAAAATGTGGCTAAACAATTGTTCGTATGTGTGAAAATGTGGCTTTTTATGATAATAAAAATCACTAGATTTTAACTAGTGATTAAAAGACCTATTATAAAAGGTAATAGAAATATTATAATTAATATTAGTCTAAATATATCGTAATTATCATTAGTTATTGATTGATTTTTTATATGATTATTAACCCTATCTTGAAGCAAATCTCGTTTGATTGTTAATCTATCTATTTGATGCACTAACGCTCTATATTCGCTTTCTGTGTATGGATTATCAATGTTTTGTGATTGAGCAAGAAGCATATTAATATGGTTGTTTAATTCGTCTAATCTTTCACTATCACTCATTAATATACCTCAATATCATATTTTTCTTTTAATATCTCATCATATGCAAAAATAATATACTTACTTTCTTTTATTGCTTCTTTACTAACAAATAATTTATTAGTAAAACCAATATCAACATACTTATTATAATATTTCTTATTTTTAACACTAATAAGATATGATTTACCATATCTTATTAGTTTTATAATGTAATTCTTATTTACTTTACTTCTATATTTCATTTAATACCCCTTTTAATTCTTTAATACATTTATTAAGATTGGTATTAAGTTTAATATTAATACTTTTATAATCTGACTTTGATAATATTAAACGTGCTTTATCATTATATTTTTTAATTATTGTATCAATTGTTTGTTGCTTTTTGTTTGTTTTTAAATATTCGTATCCATCTGTGATTATGAAATTATTATCTACTTCATAAACATCAAATCGCCACCCATAAATATTATTATAATAAAATCGTGGTGCTTTTCTTCTTAATAAATATTGTGTATCACAATACGAACATGAAACTATATAATAATAATTTTCTTTTAATTCTTTTTTATTTACTTTACATTTTAACATTTTATTTTACCTCGCTTTCTTCTAGTTCTTCATTTAACAATTTTAGTTGTTCAGCAACATATTTTAGGTATGCTATTTCAACATCTAAATTATTAAGATATTTATCAATTGTATTTGCCATATGCTTTTCCTCCTCTCAATTGATATAAATATTATAACACCATTGCCAATGAATAACAGCCACTTTTTAACGCAATTTGACTATTTCCTCCACCATATTGCCAACTTACCCCTAGCCCCTTGCCTCTCAGTTGCCTATATTGTCAGTGTATTGGCATTAATGGGGGTATATACAATGTATATACATAACTAACTTTGCTATTTCAACATCTAAATTATTAAGATGTTGAAATAGC